AAGTCAGTCTTGAGCAGTTCATTGAGCTGCGCCAACTCAAAGCAGAGGATGGTGCATTCAACCACAACATCGATATCCTCTGTGCGCTCACAGATGCCATACCAGATGACTTCGATGACCTCGATATCGCAGAGGTAGCCGAGATATTTAAGGACCTTCAGTGGCTCTACACCGAGCCGAGCAAATTGTATACCGATAGGATTGGCAAGTTCTATCTCAAGCCAATGACTGACCTCACTCTCGGTGAGTTCATCGACCTCGAGCACTACTTCACAAGCGACTACATCAAATATCTTCCAAACATCTGCGCTCTGCTGTATCGCATCCCCGAGATCGTGGAGGATGGAGTTGTCGCAAAATGGGAGTCAACTGATTTCAAGACATCGATTCGGGTGCATTACTTCCTGGAGCATCCAATCACCAAGATGTATGGGGTGCTTACCGAGTATATCAAGTTCCGTGACAACTTTATCACCAGCCACAAGAACCTGATGACCGAGCAAGTGGTGGATGACATCGATGACATCACTGACCCAGAAGAAAAAAAGGAAGCGGAGCGTGAGAAGTCATCGCAAAAATGGGGATGGGAGCAGCTTATCTGGTCGATGTGCAACGGTGACCTCACCAAATACGACCAAGTCATCAACATGAAGCTCGTGCTTGTGTTTAATTTCTTGGCGATGAGAAAAGAGCTGGAGATTTAGTAGTCCAGTGAGTAGTTGAATTCACCGAATAGCGGCTCGAAGTCATAGATGACTTTTGGTTTTTTACGCAATAGATTACCGAGCTCAAGGATAGGGAACTTCTGCGCCAAGTCAGCGACATACATTCCGTACATTTCAGCAATCAATCCATTCATCTCAAGTGCGTTGTTGAATTTCTGCACCAAATCGAATGGAGCGATGGTTGCTGTGCCATTGTTTAGGTAGCCAAAATAATAGGCAGCAACAATCTGAATGCGTAGGTTGCCCTCGGTTGTCACCTTGGCGTTGATACGCACAGAATCATACAAGGTGTATGTGTCGATGAGTGCCTCATCCTTGATGACTTTCTTGAGAGTGTTGGCGACTCGCCTTCTCAAAGGATATTTGAAGTTGTACTCTCCAGTGTTTGCGTAGCGTGCCATTACTTATATTGCAATTAGTCCCCGATTTGTTTAGGAATCTGGCAATCGGTCCATGAATCCATGGTGAATGTGATGGTCATCAACCATCCAGCAGCGTAGTCGAGGAGGTCATTGTTGAGCGGCACGAGAGCTGGGAATCCGACCACATCAAAATCACGATCATTGAGGCTGAATGTGTAGTTCAAATACAAGTCCATGAGAATCTGGTGACAGTCACTCAAGATGACATTGATGTTGGCACGGTCTTTTTGGATGATGTCGAAGCAATAAATCTCAAGCGTGAAGTCATTGGTGTTCTCGGTTGGAATCGCATCCACTGGCACGATGTATACAATCGGATACTTCTCATCCTTGGTGGCGAAGTTGAAGAGCTGCTCTTTGAAGTCAGAGCCTACCTTTTTGACCTGAAGATGGGCATTGTAGAATGCAATGATTTCGTTAACGAGTGCTTGATAGCTTATCATAATACTGAATTTTTCATGATTTTGTTGACCTTGTTCTGCGTGGCTGTGATTTCTGTCTCACTCACCACAGCAGTGACAGTGATATTCTGACCTGACTCCATGCCAGTTGGTGCGGTTACGTTGTTCGCTGCGTTGCCTTGACCGAATAGGTTGCCAGGTACGAATGATGGAACGGATGAACCTCCGCTTGCGCTGCTGCTTGTTCCACCACCTCCTCCAGCAGATGCCGCAGATGTGTTGGTTGGGTTCATCAAGATTGACTTCGCCTTCGCAATGTTGGTCACAATCTGAACGATACCAGCAGCGTATTGAGCAAGACCAGCCGCACCAGCAGTTACCGAGTTGAGTGGGTTGGCTTGAGACATCGCAACCAATGAACTGATTGCTTTGGCTGTGTCGATACCTATCTGTATAAGTGCTTGCGCCTTGTTGAATTTCTCGAGCTTCTCTTGGTCCTTGATGAATGCCTCACCAATAGCACCAAGTCCTTGAGCAACTGAAGATGCAATCTCAATCTTGGCATCTCTGATGGCTTGTTCTTGAGCTATCTTTTCAAGTGCAACTTGTTTCTCTTGGTCGTCAAATTTCTTGTTAATGTCAGCGAGTTCCTTTCTGCGTTGCTCTTCAAATACTTTGGTATCAACACCATATCGGTTGGCTTCAGCAATTAAGTTATCATAGTAGTAGGTGCGCTCTTCAATTTCTTTTTGGCGAGCAGTCAGTCCGGATTGATATGCTTGCTCCTGGATTGCTTCTGCTCTGTCGAGCTCTTCATTTCTGAAATCAGCTAATTGCTTTGCGAGATTCTTTTGTATTTCAAGTTCAGCATCAGCGGCAGCTTTGTTGATAGCATCAATCTCCAACTTTTCTGCTGCTTTAAGTGCAGTAGTATCTTGCTTATATTTTTTAGCTTCCTTGATGAGAGCATCATATTTAGCCTTGACATCATCAATTTCTTTCTGCTGTTGTGTCTTGCCAGAATCGACAACCAACTTATTGGCTGCGGCAATCTCTTTTTGAATCGCTGTTCTTCCTTCTCGGTATGCCTTGGCTGCATCTTCAGCTCTTTTCTTTGCATCTTCAGCATCCTTTGCCGCCTTTTCTTTCGCTTCATCCGCATCCTCTTTGGCGGCTTTGTTTAGGATGACCTTACGATCAACCTGTGCCTGACGGATGAGTGCATTCTCTTCCTTGAGTTGTTTCTTGAGTCTGGCTCTTTCTTGTTCTGCCAATGTCCCAACCTTGTCACCCAATTCTTTGAGGTCCTTCTGCGTTTGCTTCAATCGCTTTTTTGACTCTCTTTCTGTGACCTTTGTCTTTTCAATTTCGAGGTCAGTTGTTTCTTTGCCTAATGATTGAGCAAGCTGAATCTCTTGGTCGATTGACTTGCTTTGTGCTTCAGCTCTTTCTTTGGAAGATGCAACAATCTTCTCATTGTTGGCTTTGACCTTTTCCGCTGCGTCATCTGATGCAGCCGTACTCAATCCCAACCATTCAGTCAGTTGCTTGAATCCATCAATCAATGGCTTCAGTGCCGCATTGATGGCATTGAATATCTTATCAAGTACACCAATTTTTTTCAAGAAAGCAACTACTGCAACCACGATTGCGGTGATGACAGCAGCAAGTAAGAAAATTGGATTCACGAGAAGTTGCATTCCCAGCTTAACGAATGCGCCACCCATAGTTGTGACAGTGCTCGTGAGACCTTTCAATCCCTTGCTGATGTCAGCGGCATTCAATGAGCCGAGAGTCTTGCTGAATGTTTGTGCTTTGGTTGATGCCTCTTCGAAGTCAAGTGACATCAATGAGTCACGGATGCCACCAAATGAGTTGCTGATTTGCTCAAATTTCGAACCAGATGCGAACACATTCACAGCATCGTTGGCATCCTTAATTCTATCCGCTACCTCACCAGCTCTGGCAGCGAGAGCCGCCATTTGTTCTGGGTCAGATGCTTCAGCAATGGCTGCCTTGAGTGAGCGGAGCTCTGCCTTGAGTGACTGAACACCCGAGAGCTTGAGAGGTATTTCTATTTCATTAGCCATATATTCTGACTTCGATTGGTGAGTTTAACAATTTATCATCTTCGTGCTGATGATTCGATGTGTTGGTTGTCTTGACCACAATGTTGCCATCGCTGTTGACAAATGCAGATGCAAGGTGGTCATGCTCTACATTGCCGATTATGACGAAAGTGTTTAGAGCATCGAATGGGGTGATAGGAGTGCCGAGGTAGTTGCCCTTCAACGTGCGAGTCCAAACTACTTGACCGATGTTGTCGGATAAAACAACTGCGCTCGGGTCAGTAGTTCCGCTCTGCGTTAGTAACGCCACATAAGTCTGCTCCACAGCAGCCGCTCCATTGATTCGAGGCGTGATGATTCCATCCTCCTGAAGCGTCTTGTTGTCACCGATGACCAAGCCACGCAGACCATCACCGATGTTGTTGCCCTCACCACGCACGATGACATCGATGCCAGAAAGGTTGACGTTTGCCTCTGTTGATCGTGTTTCAAGATTTGACTCACGAGATGCAGCAGTGATGGGTGGTGATACTGGTGTGCCTGGATTCGTTACAAATGGAGCGAGCTCAATCTCGGTGTCGATGCTGATTAGTTCCACCTTGGTTGGCACCTCTGCATTGGCATCATAGTCGATGACCTTGTTGATGTTCCACCATGAGTTGTCGATGCGAATCTTGTCATTGAGCTTGAGCGTCTGAATGTCAGCCTCGGTCAAATGGAAGTAAGCCACCAACATCTTGCCCACGTTTATCTGGTTGACTGTTCGTCTCCAGTAGAGATTGTACAGCGTGTTGGCAGTTAGCGTGGTCGGTGAATAGTAGTAATAGTCGCACGTTGCGAAGTTGATGTCGAATGTAGGTGTGAGCGCATCATCGAAGTGACCGAGCATCGGATAGGTAGTGATGCCGAGCTCACCCGTTGTGCCATACTCAATGAGGTCCCATGAGCCGCACGTCTGCTCGCCACCATCATACAGGATGCGGATGTTGGTCTTTGGTGCTTCACCATTCAAGGCTGGCACATAGGCATCGAATGTGGTGGCAACCACTGGAGTCGGTGAGAAGATGAGCTCCTTGGTGTCGGTGTCTCTGACGTACTCATTTTCGAAGGTGTACTCGAGCTGACCATAAATCTCGTCAGTCATCTGGGTGTACACTACATTCGGAGAGTCATTGTCTGCCTTGTATGTGAGCTTGAGTTTCTTGGCAGTGAGGTCGGGTAGGAAGATGAGATTCTGCTCTCTGTCCTTCATCAGCTTCTGCGACCAATCCTTCTCTGCTCCGCTGTCATAGTATTCGTCACGATGGCGAAGGATGAGCTTGTTGGGTTGGTCTGTGTCCGTATCAGCGTAGAGATTGTACATCTGGAAGATAGACTTCACATAGTCGCTCTGCTTGATTTTGAGTGGCACATATTGGTTGATGTCCAGGATGCCACCAATCACTTGGATGTTGGCTGTTGGAAGGATGCGCACTCGAAGGCTGTTAACCTTGAATACCGAGTATACTGGGTCGGGTGCTGGTGTGTATGGGAATACAGTGTTGGTGAACCACGCAGTGAATACCTGCTGCACTCCGATTTGAATCTTGAGCTCATCGGCAGCAAGAATCTCAAGTGAACCAGATGCGTTCTGCATAGCAATCAAGTTGCCGTTCTTGATACCAGATGCCGCTGGTGAGAAGTTGTGAATTCCTGGTGCCAATGTGAAGCCAGTGCCAATGACTTGGTAGTTATCCACATTCGATAACTGGTCTTGATATCCTTCCACGCTGACTGCAATTCTCGGTCTTGCGCTGTATCCGTTGTACATATTGTACACATTAACAGTGTTGGTGTTGTCAACATAGAATTCATAGTCAACCTCATATTCAATGGTGTATCCCTCACCAGCAGTTGAGCTCGTGGTGATAGGTATCGTGTAGACTCCAGTGGTTGGATTGAATGAACCTTGCACGTCAGTGATTTCAGTCCATCCGCTTACGTCATCATATGAGCCGAATGAGTTGGTCAGAGTCTCTTGCTGAATACCATTGATGGTTGCCTCCACCAAATAATCAGCGGTGTCGAATGTATTGCTGTCCCCATTGTAAGGAATCAGCAGCTTGTCGAAGCGAGCCGCAGCCAAGTCACTCCACTCGTATTGGAAGCCAGCGGTGGCGAAGATGCGGTCAAGGTATGTCTTGGCGTAGATGGCTGGCTTCATCTGGCGCACGTTGTAGATGTTGTCGGTGTCGTATGGCAGCACATACTTGAAGCCCTCAGTGACAGTGTTACTGAATGTTCCCACGATATCAGCAGCCGAGAAGGTATGGTTGAGGTCAGTGAAGTCGAGGTCAGTCAGCTCCTTGTTGGCGATGGCTGTGAAGAACTCCACCCTTGTGTCCTTTATCAGGACCTCATACTCGACAGCTTGCTCATAGGCATCTGTCTGCTGATTCTTGTTGACCGATAGCAACTGAAGCAGCGCATCCTCCATGATGGGCACGTTGTTTTGAATCACGCTGCATTTGGTCAGTGCGTTGATGTTGAATGTGCCAGCCGAGATGTTGACATCATAGTAGTGGTTGAGCAGCTCGTGGTTGTTCTTGCTACCCACCAAAGTAATGGTCTTGGAGAACGCTCCGCTGCGCTTGGTGAGGTCACGGATATCTCCGACAGCAAAGTTCAAAGGAAAGACTGTCCCCTCCTTCACATCAAGGAATCCATTCTCAAGTTGTATTCTAACCATTTACGTTGTCCTGGTTTGCGAGGCGCACGGTGATTGAGTGGCGCATCAGATTCTTATTGCGTTGGTTGAGCATCTCGTATGCGTTGTTGTCCACGATGCATGGCTGGTATGCCGTTGACTCGGGGATGTGAATCGGACAACCATCCTCATCAATGAGTGGGATGCCATCCTCTGTGGTGACGTAGGTGACAATCTTGAGGAAGGTCTGCGGTGATGTGACCAGCTCTTCGAAGTATGTCGCCATGTTCTGCGTCATCCAGTTCGTGTTGAGGTCGATGCGCTTGGTGACGTTGGTGTTGAATGTTCTGAATCCGAACTCCTCGGTTTTGTAGGTCCACTCGTCCAGTGCGTTGACGTAGCCAGCGACATCTTGGTTGTACATCTCACGACTCACCTCACCACGCTCATATGATTTGAGTTGGAAGGCGAATGATGACCACGAGCCTAATCGGTCCAGGAACAACACATGATACTCGGAGATGAGCACTCGTCTGTCGAGATAGATTCTGTACTTCACAGAGTCTTGGATTTGCAATGTGGCTCCATTGTTGAACCACACATCATACCACTCAACGGTGTTGTCGATGAGGTCTCCAGTGCCCACCAATATTCCATAGTTGTTCGGACCCACTGGCACCTGAAGGATGTCAGCACTCGAGATGACTGCCTTGTAGAACACAGCACCATTCGAGTTCTCGAAGTAGATTCGGTCAGTGCCTTTCGGATTCTGGAGGTTGAGATATAAGTCTTGACCCAATGTGCAGTAAAAGTCTGCCGTTGGTTGGTTGGTCAGCCACAATGCAGTGGGTGTGTTGAGCTTGTAGTCGAGCTTGTCATACGTTGTCCAGTCCAACCATCTGAACGCTCCATTGAATACGCCGTAGTCTTCGAAGAGAGTGATGTCCCTGGTGATGGTCTTGCGCTTGTCAGCATAACTCACCGAGCCATTGATGGTCGCATCAGTGATCGTGGACCAGTTGACGTTGACCACGAATGCCGAGCCCGTTGCACTGACCACGGTGTGCAGTCCTTCGAGCTGTGGGTTAGCAGCACCACCATCAGCTTGTGTGATGATGACCTGGTCTCCAGCAGCGAATGAGTTGGTGACGTTTATCTGCACGCTACCACTCGCATCAGTGAGGCTACTCGTGTAGGCTACCTCATAGACGTACTCCTCGCCGACCTTGACATCGTATGCGTAGAATGAATTCGGTGCGCCATAGTTGGATGTGAGCTCTGTATCGAGGTCCCAGCTCACCTGGTTCTGGAGCAGCTTGGATAGGTCCTCCTCGCCATAGCCAGTGCCGTAGGTTGGGAGCACCTTGTACTCCGCTATCTTGGTTGCCGTTCCAGCAGCGTAGACATCAAAGATGTATCGAAAGCCAGCCAATGATTTGTTGGTGGAATCGATGATGAACTTGAGTGGGTTATATGCCGGACTAAACGTCTGCGGACTCGCTATGGTTGTCTGCGCCATTCTCTTTGAGTTTCTCTATGAACTGCAACAATGGCAGACCATACTTGGTTGGCAATTCATTGGCGAATTCTACCAATGCTTTCACATTCTCTTCAGTGAGCTGAATCATACGTCTTAAATTAAAGTTACGCCAATAGCGGCAGCAACGACCTCGTTCACGTAGTTGTTATCTTGACCCCAAGCTGCGAACTCTTCCTCTGTCAAAGTGTAGTTACCTTGTGAAAGTTGGAGTCCGTCTTCGGATAGCAACTGCCAATACGTTGTGCAAGTGGTTGCTTCGGTTGTAAAGTTAAGAATTAAGACGGACATTTGCGTTGCCGTTCCTGCGTTTAGTGGGTATACAATCGGCTCGATTGCTACTCCTTGTGTTGGTTGTGTTTTCATATTTTTACTTTTTGTGCTATGTGATTTATAAAATTGTCAACAGGTTGCGCAAATAGGAATTTGTATCCTTTTACATTATACTTGCCATTTGATTTGCAGGACTTCTGAACATCTTTAGGTCCACATCCAATAGCTTTAGTAGCATCAGTAATAGAATCATACTTTGCCACTAAAAACATATTGTCCCTTGTATACATATAAACAGGTTTCACCTTACCTATCAACCTCTGATAGTCTGAAATTTTTTGTTTATATTCTTCGGTTCTTTTTACGCCTTTTGGACTTTTACCTTTTCTGCACATATTGCAGCAAAGTTCATTATCTACATTGTCAAACAAATACTTTGTCTCAATCGAATTTAATTCTTCTTTGGTGCATTCGTGTATTACCTCAAACTTAGGCTCTCCATATTTATTAAAACAGTTTTGAAGCCTGCTGTTAGAATGCGTGCCTTTTTTGAGTTCTCTTTTATGTTGTGAGAACCTCCTGTTAGTATCTAATGCTTGACCAATGTAGTAATGATTATTACTAAAAGTCATTTTATATATTCCCGTCATATTACAAATGTCCATCCTGTTGATTTGTAAATATACAAACCTTCTGCCAAATCAGTTTGATATACAATGAGGCCAACTGCTGGAGAGGCAATAGCGGTACGCTGTGCCTGAGTTTGTCGTGGGGGTAGGAAGCCTTTGGTGGTGGAGTCTACTTGTAAAACTGACGATGTTTGTGTTGTAATTCCACCTGCTGAAGATATGTGTACTTGCTGACCTGCAGTCATTTGTATTACATCAGAACCCGAAGCGGCTGCATATATTTGAACTCCAGCATATAACTCACTCGGCCCTATCCATCTATTGTTGTTTGCGAATTTAACCTGAAACGCACTCGTTAAAGTCAAGTTACCCTGCACCCTCGCAGTCCCGTTAACGTCAAGTCTAAAGCCTGCGTCTGTGGTGGTGTTGATGAGGACGTTGCCTGTGGAAAATATACGCATCCTTTCAGTTCCATTAGTTCTAAAAGCGTGTTTAGATTGATGGTCATAATCACCCGAACCATAAAGGTCTAATGTTTGCGTGTTTCCGTTGTTAAATAAACGTAATCTAAAATCAGATGAACCAATCCCACTTGATGCAGTTTGAATCATTGCAGTTGCTCCGTTGCTTACCGAAAAGCTACTTAAAGACGTGCCTACAATAGTCGCATTCCCCTGCACCCTCGCAGTACCATTGACGTCTAAACGGAAGCCTGCATCGGTTGTTGTGTTTATTGCAAGATTGCCCGTTGCGCCAAATAAAGTTGCTCTTTGAACAGTTGAGCCAATATTAGGCCCGTTCCATAATTCTAAATCCCCAACGTTATTAACCAAACGCATAACTGTAGAACGATGCTGAAGATATCCGTATTGAGTTACCCCATCATTCGAAGCAAAGAAAAAGTTTGAGATGTTATCCGCAGACCTACCACGCAATTTAATTCCATTGGCGTCAGAACCTGCAACAACTTCAAATGTACTTAACGGACTGCTCGTCCCAATCCCCAAGCGGTTGTTCGTTGAGTCCCAAAATAAAGACGAACTCTGCTGCAACACATTCCCCGTACCTTGAAACAATACTCTTCCTATTGTACCCGAAGCTATCGGTGTAGTGCCGACTGTTAAATCAGTAGGTATCGTAAACGTTCTATTTGCAGATAAATCCTGTGTTGTTCCGTTTATTGTTAGCGTGCGAGTGGTGGGGACTTTCCCATTCAATGCCGTGTTGAGGTCGGTCTGGTTTGACAACGTGCCGCCAATGTCACCCCATTCAATCGTAGTCGGTGGTATTGCGTCGATGAGTTCTTGACCAGTAATAGATCGTGTGACGTAGCTTCCACTCTCAATGGTGGATACTTCGATGAGGTCGGTTGCTTCCAAGTCGGCTCCCTTGGGAGTCATCTGGGATATCTTCTGTGTTCTAAATGCCATGCTTATATTGCAGAAAGGCA